TTATTCTTCAGGAGTAGATACTGCAAATCAAACTTGGTCTTTGGCTACTTTGGTAATTACAGCTACAGAAGCTAAATGGTACTTGAATGGAGTGCTTCAAAATACAAGAACAGCATCGCATTCATCTAGTACTTTTAGTAATTTATATATTGGTTCTGACAGTGGTACAGCAAATAGATATTATAATGGTCGTATTTCTATGGTTCAGCTTTACAACCGAGCTCTTTCAGAACAAGAAATATTGCAAAATTTCAATGCTACAAGATTTAGATATGGAATATAAGAAATATTTTATAACATAGATGCAGAATAATAAAATAGTTCCCCCCAATTTGAGATATTAATGGCACTTGACTTTCCTACATCACCCTCGACAAACCAGATTTTTACATCTAATGGAAAAACCTGGAAGTATGATGGCACTGCATGGAGAACGCTTAATGTAACAGGAATAACAGGTGGCGGTACTGGTCTCACTAGTATAAATGCCGGTAATTCTTTCCTATCATCAAATTCTGCCGGAACAGCATTAACATATAGATCATTATTAGCTGGTTCTGGTGTTACATTATCAATTGATGCAAATTCTGTCACTATAGAGTCTTCAGGTTCAGGATTTGTAACAGGCACAGGTACATCAGCATACGTTCCCTTATGGACTGATGGTGGAACTAGCCTTACAGACTCTATTATGCAACAAAATGGTTCCATAATAATTGTAAATGGATCCATCAAAGCTCAAACCAAAAGCTTTAAAATTCAACACCCTTTAAAACCTGACATGTATCTTGAACATGGATCTCTTGAAGGCCCAGAACATGGAATTTATCAAAGAGGTAGAGCTTCTGGTTATGATCAGGTTATTGTTGAATTACCTGACTATTTTCATGCACTTTCTGAAAATGAAATTTCAGTTCTAATTACTCCAAGAATAAATGCTAACTTGTATGTTTCTGGGAGTAATTCTTATTCTTTTAAAGTGAAAAGGATAAACAGGCGCTTCTTACGTAAAGAATATATTGAATTTGATTATTTTGTAATAGGAGAGCGGACAGATATTAAGCTTTCTATTGAACAGCCAAAACCGTAGTGGAGAATTATTATGCCAGAAAATAATAAAGACAATCAGCCGTTAGACTTTGCAGAAAAGGTCTTACAAACCCTTAAAAGAACTTCTCGTGCGGTTGACTTAAATGAACCAATCGCCCCTTTTCGTACAGTAGATTCAGTTGTATCTGCTCAGTCTAATGATTTTCAAGCTTTTACTCAATTCCCAGTAAGTGGTCAAGAGGGACCAGGAACTGGTGGTAATAAAGATATTGTAATTATACCTGGTTACACTGGTACAGCTGCAACGTCCACATCTCAAATTAACTTTTATTGGTCTGCTCCTGCAGTTCCTGATTCAACTGGTATTGATTCAAATGTAAGAACTACAATTTACAATTATGCATTAACTGGAACTAAGCCAGTACTTGTTTTTGGTGGTTATGATGGAGCAAATCAATATAAACCAAGTCCAATATATGGTACTGGTACTGGTATTACTGCAAAAATTTGGATAGATCCATTTTTAGGAAGAATTGACGCAGACCAATTTGGATTCAACACATTTGGCGCAACTGGCGTTTCCACAGCAACAGGTATTCTTACATGGGATCCAACACAAAATAAAATTAGAGTTGGCGTTGCAGGTATTGCAAAAACACTTGCATATACAGAAGACATTTCTCCATTTTCAGGATCAGCTACAACCGCAAGTAATTTAAATTTAGCAACTTCTGCAACTCAAACATCAAGCCACTACTTGACAATGTCAGCATCACAAACAGCAACTGGAGTTGCTGGTGCTGCAATTTCAACTGTTTCTACAGTCTTTGTAGTTCCAAATACTGGAGTCGTAAATGCTACTGGTTTCTCTGGTAATGTAACAGGTACCGTATCTGGTAATGTAACTGGAAATGTATCGGGTTCAATTACAGGTAACCATTCAGGTAATGTTACAGGTAATGTATCAGGAAACCTTACAGGTAATGTATCTGGAAATGTAACTGGAAACGTAACAGGTACTGTTTCAGGTAACGTGACTGGAAACGTTTCAGGTAACCTAACAGGAAATGTATCAGGTAATGTTACAGGCGGTGTATCTGGAAATGTTACAGGTAATGTATCAGGCAACCTTACAGGAAACGTATCAGGTAACCTTACAGGTAATGTTACCGGAATTGCCACCACCGCTAGTGGTGTTACTCAACTTCTTGCCACAACTTCTTCTGAGAACTTTGTTACCTTTAGCCCTTTTGGAACAAGCTTAGTTGGTGCAGGAGTATCAGTAGCAACTTCATTCAAATTTGTTCCTAGCTCTGGAGTTGTAATAGCTACCGGATTCTCTGGAAATGTCACTGGGACTGTTTCAGGTAATGTCACTGGTAATGTATCGGGTTCAATTACAGGTAACCATTCAGGTAACGTAACTGGTAACGTATCAGGCAATGTTACTGGTGGTGTTTCAGGTAATGTAACTGGAAACGTGACTGGAACTGTTTCAGGTAACGTAACTGGTAATGTATCAGGTAACATAACAGGTGGTGTTTCTGGAAATGTTACTGGAAATGTAACGGGTACAGTTTCAGGTAACGTAACAGGGAATGTATCAGGTAACCTTACAGGAAATGTATCAGGTAACCTTACAGGAAACGTTTCTGGAAATGTTACAGGTAATGTTTCTGGAATTGCCACTACTGCCAGTGGTGTTACACAACTTCTTTCATTAACTTCTGCAGAGAACTTTGTTACCTTTAGTCCTTATGGAACAAGTTTAGTAGGATCAGGAGTATCTGTAGCAACAGCATTCAAATTTGTCCCAAGTTCTGGAGTGGTAATTGCCACTGGATTCTCTGGTAATGTGACTGGAACTGTATCTGGTAACGTAACTGGAAATGTATCTGGAAACCTTACTGGTGGTGTTTCTGGTAATGTAACGGGCAACGTATCTGGAAACCTTACTGGTGGTGTTTCTGGTAATGTAACGGGCAACGTAACAGGAACTGTATCCGGTAACGTAACAGGTAATGTTTCAGGCAACCTTACAGGTAATGTTTCAGGCAATGTAACAGGAAATGTTTCTGGCAATCTTACTGGTAACGTTACTGGATTTGCCACTACCTCACAACATGTTAACGTTGTAGCAGCAGATACTGCAACAGGTAACCATTTCCTCCCATTTGTCAGAGCTCAAGCTGGTTCAGGTCTTGCGTTATCAACAGACAACACTTTGTATTATGACCCTACAGGCAATATCTTATATTCAACAAACTTTAATGGAGCATTCACTGGTACAATTTCAGGTATAGCAACCACAGCAGCTAACATGGTTGTAAATAATGCTGCAGAAAGTACTACCCATTACATCTTGATGTCTCCTACCCCTACAGGTGCTGGAGTTGCAGTTTCTTCTGATGCCACATTTACTATCAATCCTAGTACAAATGCTTTGTCAATGGGTACTGGTAATATAACTGTAAACTCTGTTACCGTAGGAAGCGCTGCGAGAACAGTTTCAACATCTACTGGCAACCTTATATTAGATTCAAGTGGTGGTCAAGTTGATATTGCTGATAACGTAGTTATTACAGGAAACTTAACTGTTCAAGGAACAACACTTACAGTTGACTCAACTGTTTCTACAATTGTTGATCCTGTTATTGTGGTTGGATCAGGCGTTGGAGGGTCACACTCTACTGCTGACAACAATATGGACAGAGGTATCGAGTTCAGATGGTCCAATGCTGGTACTGCTACTACTGGATTCTTTGGATTCTCTGACACTGATGGTAGATTCAAATTTATCCCAAATGCAACAACTGTAGCTGGTTCTAACGTTTATACTGGAACAGTTGGGACAATAAATTCTAGTATATCAGGTAACGTCACAGGAACTGTATCCGGTAATGTTACTGGAAATGTTTCAGGAAGCGTAACTGGTAACGTATCAGGAAACCTTACAGGTAACGTTTCTGGAAATGTCACTGGTGGTGTTTCAGGTAATGTTACTGGAAATGTTACAGGCACCGTTTCTGGCAATGTAACTGGCAACGTATCAGGAAACCTTACAGGAAACGTATCAGGTAATGTTACGGGC